CGAATACAATCACTGGATTTGCATTGCAAAAGGTAAATGGTGTCTATGCTCAGGAATTCTGTGAACCAAATTCATTTGTAAAAGATGTCATTCTGTCTGTGGATGAATTTGAAACATCTTTTAATAACTATTACAACAATTTAAAATCTGTAGATGCTCAGCATAAAGCGTTGAAAGATGCTGTAAATAATGCGGGTGGAGCTACTACAAAAGATGACACTGCATTGAAAAATGCTGAAGCATTGTTAAATGCTAAAAAGAACGCTTTAACTGGATTACAAAACAAACTTACTCAGGTAAACAATGCAAAAGCAACCTTAGAAGCAAATGCAACAGTGATGAATAATACTGTTACAGAAGCTAAGAATGCTGTTCAAAATGCAGAAAACGCGGTCAGCCAGAAAAAGGCAGATGTAGCAAATGCTGAACAAGCATTGTCTGAAGCTAAATCAGGTGTAGAAACTAAAACAAATGCAAAAGCTGAAGCTGAAAAGAAACTTGCAGATGCAAAAGCCAATGTGAATAGTATTCAAGCTCGAATCGACACATTAAGTGACGATATTGTAAACTGGGATACAAATAAAGCAAAGGCTCGTAAAGAATTACAGGCTGCTCAAGAAAACTTGAAAACAGCTAACAATGTAGAAACTGAAGCTAAAAAAGCTTTTGAAAAAGCAAATGAAGATGTTGCAAAAGCTGAAGCTATTCGTGATGAAGCTCAAATCAAAGCAAATAAAGCTTGTGAAGAACTTGAAAAAGCCACTGCTGATTTCGAAGCTAAATCGGAAACAACAGATAAAGCACAAAAGGCTGTAGATGACTACAACACAAATGCAGAAGCAGTAAAAAAAGCTCAAGCTGACGTTAAAATTATCGGTGCTCAAATCGATACTTTAAAAGCTGTAAAAGAATCAACAAATGCAAAAATCGACTCTTTGAAAGAACAAATCAAAGCGTTGAACGAAACTTTAACAGAAAAGAAAGCTGATGCATTGCCATTTGAACAGGCTCGAACTGTATTGAATGACGTAATGACGCAAGGCTCTAAAGCTGACTTGACTTCTGTTGAAAATGAAAAACTTCGTGCATTCTTATCTCAACTTGGAGCCGCAGTTGATGAACGAAATGTAGCTCAAAAATCCTTAGAAGAAGCTAAAAACAACTATGCTGAAAAATACAACTTGTATTTAGATGCAAAAGAAGAATTGTTAAAGGCCGAATCTGATTACAATGAAGCTGTTCGTCAATTGAATACATTCTTAGCTAAACAGAATACGCAAAAACCTTCTGCAAAAAAGGATGAAACCAAAACAAATCCTGTACAAGCAACAGAAAAGACAAACTCTGTAAATACAGGGGTATCTACAAATGTAGAAGCTTCTATCGCAAGTGCTGGATTAGCATTAGCTGGTATTGTACTTGCTGAAACAAAGCGTCGTAAAAATAAATAAAACACAAAAAAAGAGTTGTTAGGGTTAACCCCTTTCAACTCTTATTTTCTATTCTTTGTCGCTTGATTTTTTATTCTTTTTACAAGTAGCAAAACCAACCGCTGCTAAAAGAACGATGACGGCACAGCCACCAATAATGTATGGGGTCGAATCGTTTCCAGCACCTGTTTCTGGCTTGTCAGGGAAGAATTTGATTGTTTGCCCTTTATCTTCCAAATCTTTGTGTTCTGCAACAATGGCAACTTTTTCGATTTTATCTGTTTCATTTTCAGATTCATCTTTTTTGTCTTTGTCTTCGGCACCTGCAAGAGCTGGGTCCTGCGTTTTGGAATCTGTTTTCTCATCTTTGCTGGTATTTTTATCAGTATCCTTATCTGTTTCTTCAGTGCTATCTGTTTTAGGAATATAAATATCACCAACAACATGAGTCATTGTTTCAAATACGACAAGCTCATGTCCTTTTAATCCAGAAGCATTAAACTTGTATTCTACATTGACGTATCCTTCTGTATTCTTTCCTAATGTAAAAGATTTTTCAGCAGTTACTTCTTTACCGTTTACAAGAACTGGCTTTCCTGTTGATTTATCCATCAGAATACCAGAAACTTTGTATTTATGATTTGGAAGAACACCTTTGTATTCAACCTTATCAACAAGAACAACGTTTCCATCTTTTGGTACTTCTACCTCATGTTTATCTTCCACAGTAGCTGTTGTACGCAGTTCTGATTTATAGATTTCAACAGTCTGATCCTCATCATCAATGTCTTCATGTGTTGAAATAACATGATTTGTTTCTACGTTGTACAAATCTTCGAAGACAACAACGTTGTGACCACCAAGATCGGATGCATCGAATTCAAAAATCAATTCAACAATTCCATCTGGTTTTTCTGGAGTAAAAGTCGTTTCCGCTACTACAGGCTTTCCATTCACAAGGACTGGCTCTTTGGTTTCTTTATCCATCAGTTTTCCAGACATCTTGTATTCTTTTCCTACGGTTAGATTTGTGTAAGACACTTTATCCTTAATTTGAACAATTGTTGAATCATTCAACTGCTTTCCGCCTTCTACTTCAGCATTCGTAGCTGTTGTATGAATTGTGATGACCTTGTTATCAAATTTACCAGAATCAGATTTGTTATCTACAGGGTAGTATGTTTTTTGGCTTTCTCCATCATCACCGGTAATAAAAGTGAACACTTGAGATTTGCTTTCAACCTGATAGTTTTCATGAGCCGAAATCTCCTGAACTTTTACTTTTGTTTCTCCATTGTAATTCAATTGAAAACCTTTTAATTGTAGTTCACCGTTTTCATCTGGAGTATAAATTCCCGTTTTGTTTGTATTTACAATTGTTACAGGATCACCTACATGGTGTAATACTTTAGAAGAATCATTTGCATCTACCACGTTTGTAGCGTATGTGACTTTAAATTGAACAGAACCTGACATTAGGTCTGTTTGCTTTTCTGTAACATAGAAATCTTCTGGAGCTACCACTTCTGAAGTGTTCTTTTCTGTATCAGTCAAACGAATGTATGTTTTACCGTCTTTGTTTTTCAAAACTTCATAGTATTTTTTAGGAGACTCTGTTTTAGCAGAATCTGTTTTTTCTTCAACTTCCTTTTCTTCAGTTGAAGTACTCTTTTCAACATAATCTTTGTATTCATCTTTAACTTTGGTAGTCAGATAACTTACAGATTCTACACGCTTGTTTGAACCATCAAACGTCTTAGAAAGGTTTAAATTTCCTCGAGATTGTCTATTAACACGAATAGCTCCTGCAACGACAGGCTGACGTGTGTGAGCACCAACATAGTGTCCTTCAGCTTCAGCTGCAATTGCTGTATTAGGGAATACATAGACTTCGTAGTTTTTTGGCGGATCCGGCAGATTCATCATTAAATTCCAAGCAGTCGAACGAGCCTGTGAATATGTTTCAAATTTTGGTGATGCAAAAACCATTTCTGGATTGGAAGTATAGTTTCCTAAGGCGTCTGATGAGATAGCACTGCTGATGATTCCAAGATAATTGTCGTTCGTCCATTCCGGATGATATGTTGTGTTGTAATGTGCTGCCAACTGAGCTTTCCATTGAGAATATCCTGGCCCTCCGTAGCCGTAATAAGTAGCTTTTCTTAACCAAGATGCATTTCCTTCACCCCAGATTTGTTTAGGATACTTTTGTTTGGCAATCTTATGTTCTGCCACGGCATCTTCAGCTGTCATTGGAGCTCCTAACGACTGCCCAAGAATTGGAGCTGCAGCCCATCCATCTCCACACAAGCCGGACAATACTTGTCCTGTCTGTGTATTTCTAACAGAGAATGAACCATTATTGATATTTCCTAAAAGAGTATGATAATTAAATAATGTGACGTTATTGACGACCCACTTTGAAGAATCCCCAGCTAAAGATGTAGCCATTATAGCTGATTTTGATTTTTTTACAGATTTCTTCTTTGAGGTTTTTAAATCCACACTGTAAGAACCGTTAGAATCCCATTTGATAAGGATTTCTTCACCTTTTCTTTGTGTAGCAAAATCTTTGCTTGTAAAGAAACTGTATCCTAAGAAACCATCTTCATCCTGATATTTATCCAGACCAAGTTCTTTTCCTCTTTCCAGACGGATTTCCTTGTATCCTTCGTTATCATAGTTTCCTTTTGAATATGCATCCAGCATTGCTCTGTCATCGTCAGAAATGCCTTCCTGTAATTCTGCGGATTTTTCCTGAACATATTCATCCGACATAGTTCCCTCTTCATCAACGGAAAAAGCATCATCTTCCATTTTAGAAGCGATTCCGTCTTCCTTGTCTTTTAGAACGATATCTAAAACTGTGTCTTTTGATTTTGTTGCGAATGTGAAATGATTGTTATCCCAGATTTCGTATTTATATGTTTTTGTTCCGTTTTCTGAAACAGAATCAATTTCTTTGTCAGCTGATGCCTGAATAGTAAGCTTTGTATTCTCTGCAAAAGCCTGTTTTAATGTGTTGTTCTTGGAAACACTGTAAGTGTTGTCTTTAGATGAAACAGTTACGTTTCCTTCTCCTTGAACATTGACTGTCAAAACAGGAAGAGAACCTTCGGCACCTGCAGTCTTGATTTGAGAACCACAGACAAGAGCTGTAGAGATACCTGCGATACCTACAACACCAGCCATTAAAATTCTTTTGATGTGTTTTGAATTAAAATGCATCAATATTACCCTCCTTTTTGTATGAAAGAAAGCATGCGATGAATCAAACTTTCTACAAGAACAATAAGCCACAAAATATAATCCAAAAAGCACTACTCGCAACACTCAAAATATCAGGCTAAATATTGTATAATATACATAGAAGGAGTGATAAATTTATGAGTATTAATGATAAGCATGACAAAATATTCGTTCTTGCTCGTGACAGCAGGTCAAAACCCTATCTACGATTCAAGATTCGAAAAGAAAAGATTGGTCTATGCTTATGGGGAAATCTAAACAAAGAATGCTGTTTTACAGAAGAGGATATCAGAAAATATGATATTGGCAAATATCTTGAATCGCAACAAATTAAAGACGTTTCCTTAATGGAAATCTGTGAAGAAAATTACGACGAAAATCTAAAAGAACCACGCATGAATCTGTTATCAAACGATTTTGAGACCATTTGTGCGTTCATGATTCAAGTAAAAACCGGACAGGAACCATCTATCATCAAACGAGTCAATGCTGAAAACAAAGCCAGCACTGATGAAAGTACTGTTAAAACAAATGATGAAACGGAAAAGGCAAACATTTTAAAAGATTCTTCAGAATCTGCATCAGTTGATACAGTGGCATTGCTTGCTATGATGAATGATTTTAATCAGAATGCTGGAGATTACACAACAAATCTTCAGGAAAAGCAAACAAGTGTCTATCGTTCTGTAACGGATATTTTCCATTATTATGCATTGGCTAAAGTGCCTGTTCCTGATGAAATCATGATTGAATTGACTCAGCTTTTGCAGGAACTGTTAAAAAGCCGATCAGATACAGAAAAAGAATTAAACCGAATCGAACTGATTCGCAGACGTATGATGAACCCTAATTATCATCAAGGTGAAGAAACGGCTGAAGTGTTTTATGAGCCTCTGGTTTTTAAAGAACTGTTTGAAGATGGAAAACCTGTATCCAATCCAAAAGAAGCTCTTAAACTTGGAAAGGAGTGGGACCATGTATTACATTCTTAAAAGAACAAATAATTCCAAAAAAAGTTTTATAGAAGTGCGTTATAAAGACGATGACGTAAACAAAAGTATTGCGGGTTTTAAGTGGGTAAAGACTTTTAAAGAGGCTACACCCATTCCTCCAGAAACAATTGATTCGCCAGATTTTATTGCACTGTTTAAAAAAATGAAATTAAAAAGTGTTGCAGTATGGATGACAGACAAAGAAACGAATCTTCAAGAGGATGATTTCTGGCTTGTTGATAAGAGCTTTATTCACTATATCGATACCAAAGGGCTAAAAGAATCTGTGGAGTCTGCTTGGACTGCCGAATCGGACTTTTCTCAAGAATCTCAGCCGTCTCAGGTAGATAGTTTTTTAGAGCGAATCAAGAAGAATGATGAACAGAATGTTTATAAGAGCTTTCAGGATATTCCTACACCGTTTTCAAGAGTGGCTTTTGGAGAAATTATGCGAGATACAAACATTCTATGCGTTTACAACAACGAAAGAAAAGAAACCATGCCAATGCTGAAAACCATGGAAACAGCAAGCGATGTTGATATTGATTCTGATTCAGTATTGAATAAAGAGAATATTTCATTGGAAACAGATAGTTTACTTGAAGCATTGACGGCATATCACGAAGCCTCACCATTACGTGAAGCACAGCTGAAAGAACAACTAGTCTGTGTTCAACAGGGGGTTCTTGATATTGTTGAGTATTTGACAAGTATTTCGACCGAGTTGTCTTCTGAAGATTACATTCAGATTGGAACCGTTCTTCAAAAACTTCTCGTCGCAAGAAACAGTATCAAACTTGAATATGCCAAGATTCAGCTTGTGAATCGTTTTTTGAATGATCCTGAAAAGGTAAATATTCAGGAAACGCTCGCCTTGATGGATGCTAGGACGTATAAGCCGAGAGTTTTAACCGAACTGTTCGACGATGAAGGACGTGTGCTCAATGATGCAGATATTTATGCTTTACGTGATGCCCACTCTGACATCATGTCTAAGAAACAACGTCCTCCACAAAAAACAACAGATTGTTCTTGGACCTCTGCTAATTCAGTTCACGATACATCTATACGTGCTATCCCAACTTCCGAATTAGTCCAAAGAATGGATTTCAAAGTCGAAAGAATCTTGAAAGATGAAACTTTCCCTTTTTATTACAAACAGTTGAAACGAAAAAAACTTTTAGACCGTTATGTTGCGAATGTATACAATGTATCTATACAGGTTCTGCATACAGCAATGAAGGAATATGAAATCAGAAAATCTAAACCATTGTAATTTTTAGCACGATTCGAACTGCTAAACAATGGAATAGAAAAAGGCAGTGCACAGCCAAGAGCTGTGTCAGACCGACTACTTAGGACACCGGACCTTGCGAGGTTCTGGGACTTGCGAAACGCCAAGGAAGAAAGTGTGAAAGGCACGTGCGTTTCTGAACATCTCTTGGCTGAGGTGTTCTTCTACTCGACAGCTAGACGAGTGGTGACAATTTAATAGCAAAGAGACTTGTCGTTTGGCGAGTCTTTTTTCTTTGCAAAAAAACAACTAACAAGTGGGGTTGAGATATATGGCTAGATATTGTATAATATAGGTGTAGAGATAAAGGAGAAAAAATATGACAATTGAACAAAACAAAGAAAGATTTATTGAATTATATACTACGTTGATTCAACGTGAAGGAGCTGACAAATTCTTAGCGTATTTAACGTCTGAACAAAGTGACTTTTTCAAAGCTCCAGCTTCGACTCGATTTCATGGAAACGTAGAAGGGGGCTTATTAGAACACAGCTTACATGTGTATGACAGATTGAAGGCTATCTTTAATGAGGATTTCAGAAATTTAACAGGATGTAATCCTAGTGATGAAACCATTGCGTTGGTATCATTGCTACATGATATCTGTAAGATCAACGTGTATAAAACATCTATCCGAAACAAAAAAATCAATGGAAAATGGGAACAGGTTCCTTATTTTGAATTTGAAGATGATTTACCATTTGGACACGGAGAAAAATCTGTATATATGCTTTCGGGGTATATGAGATTGTCTCGTGAAGAAGCATTTGCAATTCGCTATCACATGGGATTCTCTGGAACTGAAAATCCAAACAACGTTGGAAAATCATTCGAAATGTTCCCTTTAGCATTTGCGTTACATATGGCTGATGGTGAAGCCACTTATTATTTGGATTCTAAAGCAGCTGATTAGGAGGTAAATGGAATGTCACATTTTAGTGTTTTAGTTTTAACAAATTCTTGTACAGAATCGGATAAAGCTCTGATACCTTTTAATAAAAGTTTTGAGGTTGATTGCTATAATCTGTATGATACGTGAAGAAACGTTGGAACGTGTGAACTGGTATAAAGAAGATTTGATTAAAAAAAGACCCTGATCAATTCAAAAACATGTCGGATAATGCTTTCTTAGAATATGCCTTTGATGGATCGGTGGACAAGTTCTAAACCACTGCTAAACTGAGTACGATTCGAACCGTTTAAAGCAGTGGAATAGAAAAAGGCAGTACACAGCCAAGAGCTGTGTCAGACCGACAACTTATGACACCAGACCTTACGAGGTTCTGGGACTTGCGAAACGCCAAGGAAGAAAGTGTGAAAGGCACATGCGTTTCTGAACATCTCTTGGCTGAGGTGTTCTTCTACTTGCTTGCTAGACAGGTAGTGACAATTCAATAGCAAAGAAGCTTGTCGTTTGGCGAGTCTTTTTTTTGCGAAAAGACACATTTAATAAAACAGGATATAGACATCATTAATGTCAAATAGGCTTGTACAATTTACCTGTAAGTGAGGTAATGAAACATGTGTACAGAATTTAATTTAAAAATAGATGAATCTACTGAGTTGCTAGATACAAAAACATTTGATGACTACGATACAAATGAATTGCTACTATTATCCGATACTATTAAACAATCATGCTTTGAATTTCTATTCAATTCTCATATTGAGTGCTGCCCTTATTGTGGAAGCATTCATATCGTTAAGGCTGGAAAAAACAGTAAAGGAAGACAACGTTATAAATGCAATAATTGTAAACGAAGATTCATTAATAGTACAAATCATCTAATGCATTGGTCTCATTTATCAAAAGAACAATGGGAAATCTTATTCTATTCTTCATTGAACAATGATTATTTATCTAAAACTGCAAAGCTTGTAGGTATCAGTATCGTTTCAGCTTTTTATAACAGACATAAACTTATGTATGTGCTTAATGAATTGGTAAACAAAAAGCAATTGTCAAAGAAAATTGCACTAGATGAAACATATTTGACTTACCAAGCTAAGGGGTTTGTAAACCAAAATCGTAGAGGTATAAGTAAAGATAAAATTGGTATCGCATGTGCAATAGATGAAGATGGAAATTATGTTGTACACACAGCAGACAGAGGTCGGCCCACCTCTAGCACGCTAATAGATATTTTTAAAAACACAATACGTCCTGGATCAATCGTAATCAGTGATAGTCAAAGAAGTTATCATCAATTAATGGATGCATTGAATATAAAATGGATCAAAATACCATCAGGTGAAAAATCAAAAGATGGATATACTCTAGAAATGGTTAATCATCTTCATGATAGAATAAAAGCATTCTTCAGAGGCAAAAGAAATGTAATGACACATTATCTACAAGGGTATTTAGCGTTATTTCAATATAGTGAGTTACATACAATGATGATTGGAAGCAAGATGTTTCAAGATGAATTCATGAAAATCAACAATATATTAAGTGGCATTCGAAATAAAGATATATGCCCAGAAGTCAATTTATATAAGACGTTGTATGAGTGTTGATTTTAGCTTTATATCCTAATTTATTAAATGTGTCTTTTGCGAAAAAACAAACAACTAGGATTGTGATATATAGCTATATGTTGTATAATATAGTTGTAGAGATAAAGGAGAAAAACATGATTGATTATAAAAACGAATTAAACCCCCAGCAACTCGAAGCAGTAACCATAATCAATGGACCTGTGGCCATTAATGCGGGAGCAGGCAGTGGTAAAACGAGGGTTTTAACATACAGAACAATGTATCTGATTGAACATGGAATCAATCCAAAAAACATCCTTCTTTTGACTTTTACAAACAAAGCCGCAGATGAGATGAAACAACGTATATGTTCTCTTGTACCTTTTGGAGATAATGTGACAGCAAGCACATTCCATTCTTTTTGCGTAAGTATTCTTCGCCGATACGGTGGTTTGATTGGAGTGAAACACTTTACGGTACTTGCTCCTGGAGATGCTTCGGATGTTCTCAAGATGATTCGAGCAAAAGATGAAAAAGAAAAATACCCAAAAGGATTCCCTAGTTCTTCCATTGTTGCAACGATTTTAAGTACTGCTGTAAACACTAAAAAAACAGTCGAAGAAACTATCGACAAAAATTACAAACGATACAAGGATTATTCTAAAACTATTCAGGAACTTATCGAGAAATATAATGAATATCGTAGAAAAAACAACACTTTGAACTATGATGATTTGTTGACTCGTACTTTAGAATTGTTTGATACACATCCACGTGTCGTTAAAAAGCTTGCTAAAGAATACAAATATATCATGGTGGATGAATATCAGGACAGCAATGTTCTTCAGGAACTTCTTTTGTTCCATTTTGTAAAGTATCACAACAACATCGCAATCGTAGGAGATGCTGTTCAGAGTCTTTATGGATTTAGAGGTGCAGATATTCGTAATATCTTGGATTTTTCAAAACAGTTTGATTCCTGCAAAACGGTTTATTTGAACAGAAATTATCGAAGTACACAGGGAATCATTGATTTTACAAATAAAGTTACTGAAAAATCCCATGAGACACAGCCTCACAGCCTTGTCGCAGAAAACGAGGATTTAACGATGCCGACAGTCGTCATGATTGAAGACAGACAAATGGAAGCTGAATGGATCGTGGAACAAATCAAACACGAGTTAAAATACGGAACTGCACCAGAAGATATATGTGTTCTTTCCAGAACAAGTACGCCTTTAGGTTTTGTGGAAGGTCTCTTGAATAAAGAAAAGATTCCATATATTAAATACGGAGGTCGTAAATTCTTTGAAATGAATCATATCAAGGATATTATGTCATTTTTACGTATTTCTGTGAATTCAAATGACGAGATTGCATGGTTTAGATGTGCTCTTCAGGTTGCTGGTGTGGGTGATTCATCGGCACAACGTATTGCTGCTCTATGCAAAAAAGACGGCATTGATGGTATGATTGATTATCAGTTTTCTAAACGGACTTTTCATGACGGTTTGGTTGAACTGCATGATTTTATGGAGAAAACGCTTCCTTCCCTTTCAACCGCAGATATTCACCCACTGATTGAACGTTACTGTGAAATCCAGAAAAAAAGTATTGAAAATGGAAATTATAAGAAAGAAGAAACACGTCAGCAAAAACTGAAGGCTTTGCAGCTTTATAAAGAAGATTTTCAAGTTTTAGAAGAAATAGCAAAGATGTACCCTACTATTCCAGAATTCCTTGACAGTACGATTGATAACACTGTAACAACGGAAAATCCGAAAGACTGTATCGTTCTTTCTACAGTTCATTCATCTAAAGGATTGGAATTTGAAAGTGTGTTTATTATGGACTGCATTGACGAGGTATTTCCAACTACAACTGTAGATGAAATAGGTACTCCAACGGATGAAAGTGAATTAAGATGTTTCTATGTAGCTTGTACCCGTGCTAAGTCTAGCTTATATATTCTTTGCCCTAAAAAGAAAGTCAAAAATGCTCTCCAATATACTTATACAGAAAGTTCTGACCTTTCTCATTTTATGCCGGAAGACAGTTTCTATGATGTTTTGGACTTGACCTGTAAAAGAGACGAAGATGACGATGTGTATCAAGTCGACGATGATCCATTTGGTGACGTGTCACTTATGTAATGTAAAGGAGTAAAAAAATGCGAAACCCAGTAAAAGAATTAATTAAAAACTTTAATGATGTAACGGTTGAAAAGAATCCAAATTCTATCTCAGATGTTGATTTATTGTTTGACATCTGGTACAAAGAAAAAAGTGGCTCTTTCCACATCATCATTGATAAAGAAACTCAAGAACCAACACAGGCTACATTGGCTTTGTTTGGTGAGCGTGTTCAGACTTTGAATACGAACACAAATATGGCTAAACTTGCAAAAATGGTTATTGCCACTTTCGGAAAGTGACGGAAACAACATTATGGAACCTATCGGTTCCTTTTTTAATACGATTTTTCAAAAGAAAAGAGCCACAAAGGACTCTTTCTTGTTTGTTATTCGGTTTGTGTAACGATTGCATAGTAACCGTAATAGTTTCCACTGCTGTCCGATTTGAAATAGAACTGAACTGTATCGCCTGTAATGTAGAATACTTGGGAACCGGATGGCTTTTTAGTAGAACCGCCTCCTCCAAGCTTTCCACTTGAACCGATTGCAGTTCCATTTGCGTCTTTTGTCAGTTTTGTACCATTCGCATCTCTTAATTCAAGCCAGTCATAGCTTGCACTTTCAGTTGATACCCAGACTTCTACTTTCAGCTTCTTGGCGCCATCAATTTTAACAGTATCTGTTGTTGCTAAATTCGAAGCATATGTCCCTGAGGCATTTCCGTTGTTTTTGATATTCGATGTGTGTGAATACTTTATAAAAGCATCATCCCATTGTGCATACAATGTAATCGACGAATCTTTCGTCAAGTACTGCACAACCTGTTCGTCTGTAAAGCTTCGTCCTGACCCGTTTGCTTTTGTGTTCCATGACAGGAATGTATAACGACCAGTTGTATCTTTAAACATGTTTTTGCTTAATGCTTTCTTTTCTCCTGCTGAGAAAGACTCATTATTCATATTTCCAGTAACAATGCTATTGTTCTTTTCAAAATGTACTATGTATGGAACGTTGTATTTAGGACTGAATGTCATGTAGCCACCTTCATCCGCATGAGCTTTGCTTTTGTCCGTAACAGCAGAGTCATAGTTTGGTAACAAACTAGAACCTTTAAACATACCATCTCCATTTTGCACATTTTGTGTTGTCCATTCTGGACCTATTAAAATTGTTGATAACTTGTAACAACTGAAAAACATGCAACGCATATCTATAACATTGCTTGTGTTAAATTGGCTTACATCCAACGCTGTTAGGTTTGAACAGGCGTTGAACATGAAGCTCATATTTGTAACATTGATCGTGTCAAAATGGCTTACATCCAACGCTGTTAGGTTTGAACAGACGTTGAACATACTAATCATATTTGTAACATTGCTTGTGTCCCAATTAGAAACATCAAGTGATACAAGAGATGCGCAACCATCAAACATAGCGTGCATATCCGTAACGTTGCTTGTGTCAAAATGTGAAACGTCTAAAGATGCAAGAGATTCACAACCACTAAACATCTTGCTCATATCTGTTACTTTGCTTGTATCAAAATGGCTTGCATCCAGTGTTGTCAAGCTTGAACATTTATCGAACATGAGGCTCATAGTTGTAACATTACTTGTATCCCAATTGGAAACATTTAAAGATGTAAGAGATTTGCAACCACTAAACATAAAGCGCATATCCGTAACATTACTTGTGTCAAAACTACTTAAATCCAGTGCTGTCAGGCGTGAACAGTAATTGAACATAGCATGCATATCCGTAACTTTGCTTGTATCAAAACTACTTAAATCCAGTGCTGTCAGGTGTGAACAGTTATAGAACATGAATTCCATATCCGTAACTTTGCTTGTATCAAAATGACTTACACCTAGTAGTGTTGTCAGGTTTAAATTATTATAGAACATGTAGCTGCAGTCCTTGTTGAATTGAACCTTTTTGCCTTCCCGCTGAGTACTGATGTAACAAATATGACTTGTATCATCCATCCAAGCTACTACTGAACCATTCTTTTTCTCTGATACATCTGTTAATACTGCTCCTTCTGGAGCCTCTTCATCTGTAAATTGAATTGTCTGAGCTAAATCAGGAATATGTTGTCTAAATTCATTTCCAATTTCTAATGTGTAAGAAATCTCTTCATAATTCGCATAAAGAACCATATCCTGTTTTAAATCTGGAATATTTCCATCCTCATCCACAATATGAGTCGTATCGTCCTGAACTGAGAAATATTTCGTACCTGTACCATCTTTATTTGTGGTCCAGTAACTTTTTGCTGCTGATGTCTTGTCCCAGTAATCAAACTTGAAACCATCCCTGCTAGGAAGAAGAACAGAGCCGGAAATTACTGTCTGGATTTGACCAGTCTTGGATACACCATAAAGAACCTGATTTTTATCCGTGCTACCGAAATTACCTCCGTTTGCATCGAATGTAATTGTATGTGACGCATAGTACTGACTTGGCTTATCTGTTGTAAGGACGATATTTAAAGACGCAGGATCACGGTCTTCTTCTCCGTCGTCCCATACTTTTGTTACAGACATTTTTCCTGCTTTTGTGTTGTTGTAGAATACGAATACTTTGCCACCTAGAATCTTTTCGTTCTTCTCAAGACCGTTGATGATAACAGCTTCACCTGTTTCACCTTCTAAAATCGTCTTAACCTGAACTGTGTAAGATGCTGGGTCCAAATCGTAGCCAGCAGGAGCTGTGACTTCTTTTAATGTATAAAGACCAGCTTCCAATCCTGAAAATTCCACTTTACCATTCTTGTCAGAGAATGCTTCTGCGTTAACTGCTTTACCTGAATTTGAAGTTCCTTTTAATGTGAATTTTGCTTCAGATAATGTTGAGTTGTCCCAGCTTGAAGCTTTATAGAACACAACTGAATGTAAAGGTTCGTTTCCAATCAGGAATTTTGAACCTGACTTCTGAACATCAATAGATAAACCATTCGAACTCTTTAAAGTAATCATGAAATGTCCGCTGTCATCTACTTTGACCTGATATACGTTCTGATTCAAAGCATATCCTTCAGAAGCTCTTGATTCTTTAAGCTCGTAAGTACCCATTTCAATATCCTTGAAAACAACACGACCATTGTCGTTTGAAACAGCATAGTTCTTGATTGTTGTTCCATAGTCAGAAGTTCCTGATAACATGAACTGACTGCCCTTTACTTTGATGTATGAGTTTGATGCGTTTGTTTTATAGAATGTAACATCTGTATGAACACGAGGATGGTTAGCAATCATGACATATCTGTCTGTATATTCCTGATTGTCGATAAGAACTTTTCCTTCATTTGTGATTTGAACTGTGTGCTCTGTTGTATCCAGCAACCAGTCGTTTGAAACTTCTTGTTCCTGTAATACATAAGTACCCATTTCAATATCGTTGAAATAAAGTTCACCATTCTGGTTCGTCTTTACAGATTGGTTATATTCAGTTCCATATGCTGAAGTACCTGTCAAACGGAATGTTACATCAGAAATTCTGACATTTTCAGATTCTGAACTGATTTTGCGTAGTCCAAAGCTTCCTGTTACAGGCAACGAAACTTTCGTAAAATCCTGATGAATCAGGAATCGGTCTGAACTGTTTGTATCCATGTCTGTGACACGGCTCTGGATATATACATTGTTATATGCATATGGCAATGCTTTCTTTCCTGTGTCTGGAGTAGAAGCAGGAGCTTTCATATATAGATAAGCGACAACACTCTGACGCTGTGGCAATTCGTATTCTGAACCGTCTTTTGCACGAGTCATATCAATAGCTACAGCTTTAGCTGTGCTTAAATCTGTCTTTGAAGTTACCTTTGTCCAGACAGTCTTGTCTGTTAAATCATGATGAGCATCAATATCCAGATTTGGAACAGTACTGATATAGACAACAGGGCTGATTCCTTTTTCTTCCAGCTGTTTAGTTCCAACACCTGTCAAAGTTCCATGCCATTGTGATTCTGTTCCAGCGTTTGTCATTGTTGACTGGTCATAGTTCTCTAAAGAATCAAAGAAAATCATATCCTTTGAAGAAGAACCGTTTGAGCTTTGATAACGAAGCTGATATGAGTAGGAACCACCTAATGTTGTTTCAGATGTGTATGTGTATTCAGCTTCTCTTTCGTCTTTGACTTTCTTTTTAAGTCCTGAAGAAGCTGCGGTCAATGTAAGAAGGTCAACGGTATCTTCACCGAAGATATATTTCTTTTTATTTCCGGTTTTTGCTGAATCCAGATCGATATCGTCAAGACCTGACATTAAATCAGCATCCTGAATCACATCTGGATTTGCTGTTCCATCAATGAATGTTTTTCCACCGTTGTCCCTGAACCCGTTAGAAATTGTATCGTTTCCAGTTTTGTAGGCTACTGGGTTGTATACATTGTTTCCATAGTCGTTGATACTGTCCCATGTATACAGTGTATCGTAATCCAGTTCATACCATTGAGCACCCGAAAGAATCTTAACAACAAGCATCGTACGTCCCGTACCTTTGTAATCCTGAATTGTGCTGATTTTATACTCGGACGAACTCAGATAGTTATCTCCGTTTTTTACACGGATGGAATTCTTGTCTAAAGTTGCTCCTTTTGGAATCAAATCAAATAACGTACCAGAAGACTGAGGAATGTACAGCTTTTCTTCTGCACTGATCTGTGCTGTTTCTTTAGCCTTTACTGCCCAGCTTAAACGATAGTATTTCTTCTTTGTATTGTTTGTTGTACTTACGATTTCTTTTGAAAGGCTTGAATCTCGTTTTGTTGTACGGACGAAATCATCGTCAGAAGATGTTTCAGAGAATACAAGACCTGCTTTACCTTCATCACCTTTTTCGATATCGTCTTTATAAACTGTAGAAGAAGCGTAAATATACACCTTGCTTTGTGCATGTACGGCAACCTCTTTTTTATTTTTTACGAAATCCATGACTGTTTTGGAATTCTTCAGTGTAATATTTGGAACTGTGAAAACTTCAGAACGGTAATGTTTATTTGCTGTCTTAACAGTATATTCGACAAGGTCTGCTCCGTCCTTCATCTGAATCGTTCTATTATTCATAGAAGCAACGTAGTTTGAATCGAACCATACTGTTCCTGTCTTTAAATTATATTTGGCAAATAGAACATCCTTTTTAGAATCCTTGAATTTTCCATAGAAATCAAGAGATTCATTTTCACCGTATGTAGCACTGTCGATTCTGTCAAATCTCTGTTCTTCTTCGTTGAATACTGCATCGGAAAAATCTGTATCAAAATCAATCTTGCTGTAGCAGTAGTCGTTGTAAGTTAGAATCGGAGTTCGAACAGCTTGTGGATTATCCTGCAAAGCATCGTATAAATATACACCATTATTGACGAGTTCATATCGAACGTCTTTTTTACCGTATCCTTTTGGATCTTTAGCATTGACGTTGTAATTGTCGTAGTCATATGTATAACGATAACTATAGGCAACAAACCAAGAACCAAAATCCAAACCATCCATGGATGTCATGGTAATCTTTTCACCGTCGTATCCATTGAATGCTTCCAAATCATAACGACTGTAATCACCAACTTTTAAAGAACATGATGACGTCCAGTGTGGTGCATCATAATAGATACTGTGTGGATCGTTTTGACGATGTACTCCATCACCTCTGTGATAAACATTAGCACTTCCGCCTGGTGCGTAGAATATCGGTTTATGCCAATGCCATGTTTCACCCTGATTAAGAACCGAGTTATCATCTATTTTATCTGTTGGACTCAGAGTTACCGTGAATTGATTCATTGCTTTCCAATAGGTTACTTTATTGATTTCGCTTCGTTTGATTCTAAGAAGCACATAATCGTATCTTGCGTCTTCCCCTTTGTTTGCTGAATACAATGTCTGGTTTTGCACGCTGTTTTCCTTCTGCCATCCTTTACCACTGAATTTGTAACCAACAATCTTCATAGCATTTGTCATATTGTCATCAAGACCTGTTACTTTATTGTCGATAGTAAAAGTATATGGCTGTGTAGCTGTAATACGTGTTTCTACACGATACTGCAAATACAAATAATCATCCGCATCAGCTGGCTTGATAGATGTTCCCCAAGAACTCTGCCATGTCGAATATTTGTCCGGATAGACAATATTCAATCTGTCTAGAGTCGCTGAAGAATCCATATCGAATTTGATGTTCTCTGTGCTCATAGATGACTTGTTTCCATTGTCATCTGTAATCTCACCTGAACATCTGAACGTATACTGCTGTTTGTCTTTGTAGTTGAAAGTAGTCTTTGTTGTCGCATACGCCATTTCAATATACCCGTTATCTCCCGCTGAAATATCACGGAAATTATAGATAACGATATTATCACCTTCAACGTAATATGCGAAGTTTACATCTGCGTCAAATTCTTCTCCCTGCCCTGCAAGATAAGCATCAGCTTCTGCTTTTGTTGGAATGGAGAACTGCACTTCATCTGCTTCAGCTCCGTTTCGGTCAACGATAGTAGTTCTAGGAATCGTCAACTTCATAGAACCCGCTTTGGCTGTATCGACACCTGAAATCGAATAACTGATTCTAAAAGCATACTGGTGCCCTTTTGCCTTGCTTTTTGGAGCCCATGTATAGGATCCGTCAGCATTTTTTGTTCCTCCACTGAACATTTCTGTTTTTAATGTTCTGAAGTAGATGGAAGGCTGTCCATTAGTTGCTGTTGCAATCTGGCTTTCATCAGAAGCTTCTTCAGCATTCGTTTCCGATTCTTCTTTATTGGCACTTTCTGTTTTTACCTTGGATTTTTTTGGTGTTACAACAGGGTCTTTGTCTGCTTCAATTTTTCGTGTTTTTACAAAGATGAAAGGACTGAATGATTCTGTTTCAAATTCTGCATATGAAGCATATTCAGATTCTGTTTTCGTAATATCTCTTCCAAGAGTATATGAAACTTTTTCCTGTGTTCCATCCTTCTTGAAATGATACAGGTCGTACTCACCCAATCCATCCGTGTTTTCCATAAACAGACGAACCTTGACTTTGCCTGTATCTTCGACATCTTCGTTTGTTTCGTTGCTGACACTGATATCGACAGGATTAACCATATCCTCAACTTCCATATCGGATTCTTTTAAGGATTTGTTCAACTGTTTGATATAGTCTGTTGTATCCTGTTTGTCCATGGCTGCAACATAAGCACCATATCCATCTGGAAAATCTTTATCTCGTGAAATCTGCACAATATAACGTGTTCCAAAATCTGGCTCGATTTTATTGTCATATTCCAGAATGTTGGCTGGATTTTCCTTTTTTTCTTCTTCCGCCTTAGCAATTGATTTAGCCTGAACAGTAATACCTTTAGCAATGTTTCCAATTGCCCATCCGTTGTCGACCCCTGCGGTCATAAACAAGGCTAAACCGACTGCAACTACTTTTCTCAATTTACGCTTTGGCATTGATTATCTCCCTTCCTATTTCATTTTTCTGTTTTTTCGTGACAGTACGATGATTCCTACACCTGCTGCACAAATGATTCCTGTTCCGATTCCTCCTGTATTTGGAAGTTCCAAAGGAATCAGGTTTGTAAATGTGACAGTTGCGTTTTCTCCTCTGTCTACTGTTTCATCAGCTGTTTCAAGCTGTGTATTTTTGCTGGATTTATCAGCATTTCTTACGACTTTCTTTGTGTCTCTGAATTCGTAAGTCGGCATCCAAGTGTCTGTTTTTGTTTCGGTGATTCTATACTTGACACCTTCAGGCATATCCTTGAAAGCAACCGACTGTCCATTCTTTAAATTGAATGTTTTGATAGCTTCACCATCTTCGTCAGCTCTTACAACACCCACATCAGATTCGAAGAATGTGTTTGGAGTCATCTCGAAAAACTCGATAGTAAATTCAAACTCGTCATCGCTGTCGTAGTCTGCTATACCTAATACTCTTTGACGGCCTGTTTTTTTAGCAATTGTCAAACTCTGTGTGTATTCATAAACGCTCTTGAAAACAACCTCAACACTTTCATTTTCATCTGCTGTTTCAACCTCAGTTGAAAGACCTTTTGCCTTTGTCAACTGGTCACTGCTGTTCTTTACGATACTTCCCTTATCGTTCAAAGAATTAATCGTATAAGACGATATAAAGTTTCCACCATCTTCGGTGATTTGATATTCAACTCCCGCATCTACAGTAAAATCAGCTGTATCTCCGTGTTTCATTGGAATATCTACAACGGCTTCCCCTTGAGAATTTGCTGTAAATTCGATTGTTGTCGTATTCTTTGTTATTGCGTCGTATTTTACATAAGAATATGTCTTGTTTCCAGACAAACCGCTCAGCGAAACATGTTCCAGATACGAATGCCCCATATCTTCATCAATTGCTTCAACGAGTTTCTTTATCTTGAATTTACTTTGAGCCATCTGGTCTTTGAATGCTGTTTGTTTCTGGTTTGTACAGACAGCTGTGGACGTAGTATCTGCTGCAATAAAACCAGTCTCTCCTGACCAGCTTGTTATGTATCCTTTTACAGTGTCTTCACTGATTGAATACTGGATTCCCGTAGGAATATTATTTAAGGTTACTGATTTGTTGCTACCCAGTGTTACCTTGCCAACTCCATCTTTGAAAGCTACATCTCCGAACACTTTATTTCCGCTTATTTCTTTTCTTAGTGCCTCGGTATCTCCACTCAATGTAATCGTGAATGGGAATGACGCTTTCATGTCGATTTCTTCATTGTTTGCATTTACGACTTTTTTCTGGATTTTTAGGTTTCCATAGGTTTTCTTCGTATGCTTTTTTGTGTTTGTTAAAGTATACGTATTTTTCCCCTGTGTTCCCTTAATAACACCCGGATCTCTTTTCGTTCCTTCATTTCCGTCACTTCCTGAACTTGTATATCCTTTATTTTCAAGCTCGGTCATCATGTTTTCGTAAATGTAGTAATCTTGGTCTGACTTCGATACATTGAACTGGTATGTCCACTCGTTACCGTTCTTTGTTAAAGTCACGTCTGCTTTGCCATCACCATCAATATCCATGACATACAGATTGTCAGATTTCTTTGTCCAAGCTCCACTACCGGTCGATACAGTATACTCTTCTGCACTGACAGGCATAACAGGTGAAGCACTGAATGAACAAAGGAAAAACGAGAATATGATTGGTAATGCCTTAGTTAAAGCCCGTTTCGGTTTCAAACACCTATTTTGCATGTGCACAACTCCTTTTCTATTTACTTATACAAGTAGCCCTAGGGGCTCGCCCCTAGGACCCCATGCTGCCATTCGGCATGACGAAAGAACATCTATATCTAAAGATTGGTTGATTCTGCCAAGCCAAATGATTTGTAGGCAAAAACAGATGGTTATCCATTTCCCTTTTAGAAAAATATCTTTAAGGCTCTGATTCTCAGAGTCTTAACACCTATTTTATACCATACTTATCCTTAACATATCATTTTTGCTTTTTAATTTCGCTTTCCATTCTTAGTGATTTCAAGCTCAAACACAAAAAAAAGACCTCCATTAAAATACAATGAAGGCTAAAAATACGAATCTATTATCGTCTCAAGCTTTTTAAAGTAATAGGCAAGAATTAAAGTAACTAAAACACATGCTGTCAAGTAAACCCAACCGTCTAAATATCCATCAAACAAATTCATAGAGACTCTTTGAAGAATATAAATTTCAAAAACGTACTGACCTAGAAAATAAAACAAACTGTTCTTGATTTCTTTGTGAGCACATATATCTACAATCAAGAAGCACAGAGTGACCGCAATCACTTCATATGCAAGAACAGGAAACGACGCAAAATATAAAATCAAAGCTAAAGCCAGCATTAACACAAAAAACACCGGCTTTTGGATAACAGAACAAACTTGCCCTTTGTACTTGGATAAAACCATCCCTGCTGGATAACAAAGAATGATATTGTACCACCAGTCCTGCCCTTTTGCCTCTTTCATCACAACAATATACAAAAGAGTAAGTAATACACATACACTAAGCTCATGCTTTTTAAATCGTTTAAATGAAATATATACAATACTATACATTACTAGTATCGCAAATACATACCAGTTGCTGTTCCCAATTGAGCACCACCCAGTAAACGATAAAAGAATCCGAGATAATAAATACCCTTTTCCTAATACAAATGACAACACCAAATAAATAATTAATGCCATACAAAAATGCACATAAAATTTTAGTATTCTTTTTCTTGGCATGTTGTCAATGTATCTGTCACCTCTTTTTTGAATCTGTTCCATAATGCCATACCCCGAATAAAATAAGAACGGGGCAACCATCAGTTGCCCAATTGCCAATAAGATTCCGTTCCATGGCATAACTTCATATTGTCCAAAATGAGACAGGAATACAAAAACAACAAATATCCCGTTAATACACGTCGTCTGTTCTTTATCCAATGCTCTTTTAAAATCCATTCATATCTCCCCGTTAATTTAGTTTTACTTTTTCTATATGATTTTGATTACCAATTTCCACAAAAGGCTTTGTGAAATCAGCATACTCCTGAAAGATTCTCTGGATCATCTCTGTATTTTCTATATCGAAATAAGTTAAATCGTTTTCTGCTGTGATGCTCAAAACATCCTCAATCGTTAAATACTGATATCCTTCTATAACATATCCAAACAGAAAATCATCTTCTAAGATTCCTGACTGAATCGATTCTTCAGGGATATCCCTGCAATACAATTATAACACCAGAATCGCATGTCATTAAATGCATTCCTGTATCATATTGAGAAATGTAGGCTATCGTTCCTGACGGTACTTCACTCCATCTGCTTTTCAGGATTCTGATTTTTCCAGACATTCCATTACCCCTTTAAGCTTTTCTAGGTTTTCTTTGGATATTTTTGTGTCATGGTATGAAAGAATCGTGTTATAGAATTCGTTCTCACTTTTTAAAACGAGCTCAGAATCTGTAACGATATCTTCTGCACTAATAAATACGACATATGGATGAATATAGCAGTTTAAACCATTTTCTTTCAGAATAGAGGATAAAAGATATGTCTGGAATTTAGCCTGCTTGACTGGATTCTTAATGCTGTTTTCATAGCACTTTCCACCAGAGCTTTTCTTGGTCTGCGTCCAAGCTGAATCGTTCTCGTTTCCAAAAATACGACCTTTATAATTTTTGACTTCTCCTAAAAAAACTCCATATTTTGATATAACGAGCGTGTCGATTTCTGCTCGTTTTCCGTCTTTTTCAAGAAGAATGTTATTATACATCGTGTATTCATTTGGAAGAGTGTTTAAAGTGTATGATACAAGCTCTTCCCCGTATAATCCTGTGGATAATGTTTTGTATTTTCTCCACAGGACATCACCAAGTCCTATGATGAGTATTCCGCTTACAGCAAAGACTGGAATAACATGTTCCATTGATTGTCGATAGCTTTGCATCGCATTAAACTGATCATGCCATTCAGAAGTTCCAAGACCAGCTGTAATCTGTGGCTCAAAAACCATCTTAGCTCCAGCATACAGAAACATTCCCATTCCGACTATAATTAAAAGCATCCCCCAGAATTTGTATGTTTTTGCTTGTTTCTTTCTTGATTCTAAAGAGTATTTGTTTGCATTCATATTTCTATTCTCCTTAATATTATTGCTAGACTAAAAACTAATTTTCTTAAAACATCCCATTTCCAAAATCATTAAAATTATTACAACCATTATCATTCCATGAATTCCCTTGATTCAGATTATATCCACCCATTTCAAATGGTGTTACACTTTTTAACGCTTCTTTAGTAGACTCTTCTGCAAATCGTTGTTGCTGCATATAAAGCTCATCAAAACCATGGTTCCCAGATACAGTTTTTTTATTCGATTTAAGTAATTCTTTAATGGCGTAAGCCCAGCCAATCAACACAAATAAACCTACTAAAATAAAAATGATACCAAACATCATACATTTCCTCCTCTATTTAATTTCCCAAATTTTATCATAATCTTCATAGACGACACGTCTAGGTGTGTATTTATAGGCTGATGATAGGTTTAAACTTTTATAAGTGCATTCCAATACCTGCCCAAATGGTTTCATCGTCATTTCTGACCACTTTTTTCCTTCTTCACTTTCATATTGAATGCGGTTCATTCTTTTTTGATTGCTTCTGTATTTATGTTGAAGCATCTTTTTGAAAACTTTGTCATTCAGTTGCATGAAATAGACTGCAACATCATCAATCGTAAGTTTTATGTTTTGGATCGGATGTTTGAACCGCCAGGCCTCAGCTCTTAATGCTGGCTTAATATGTTGCGATTCTTTTTTTAACCAGAACATACATACAACTATAATCGTGCCCACAACATTCCCAAAATACAAAGCCGCCAATATACCAACTATACATAATAAAATCAACATTTTCCGCCCCTCCTTAATCTGACAATCGTTCATACTCTTCATATACCACTTTACGTGGTGTATAGTAGCTGGCGGGAAAATCGTCCATATAGGCTCCCAGTATTCTCATCCAGTCACTTGACGATGTCAAAACTGATTTCATTTCTTCCTGATCTCTTTCATCTTCATATTGTACACGTTTTAGACGCTTTTTGTAGCTTTTATATTTGTGCTTTACGACAGCTTTAAAAATCAAGTCTTCAACCATCATACCTCCGACAACTACACCATCAACACCCATTTTAATTATTTTGACAGGATGCACCATAAACCACACATAGCTTTTTAATAATGGTTCGATGTATACCATTTCGTCATTTAACACAAATAAGATAAACCTTGCAAGCATTGCCAACGTACAAACTATGTACGGTATCGACAACACCATAACTACATACAATAAATGATTCATATCTTTTTCCTCCTGAAAACTGTTCTGTTTTATCTCTTTCACTATACTTAACGGAGTACAGATTGAAAAGGTTGCACAAAAAACGAAAAAACCTTGCCATATCATCATAGCAAGGTTCGCGACTTAATAATACGCCAACAATCCATTACATAATTGCGTATATCTCTCATATTCTTTATATCTCAGAAAATATATAGGATCATCTTTAAAATCTTTACTATTTCTATCAATTTCAAGATTTGCAATCTGATTATCCTCAACCACGTTAAATTCACAAGCTTCTTTAAATTTGTTCACGTCATAGTAATCTGTATACAGAATTGGCTTTTTTTCTACCTTTTTAAAATATTCTGCTGTTTTATCAGCAATCTTTACATAGTAGCGAGAATCTCCATTATCTGCATTTCCAATCGCTACCCAAACACAACCATCATCTTCATTATTGTCAACAGCATAAGCAACTATACCGTATATTCGACCTTTTGACCCACCTGTCTCGCTATCACCTACAAGCACGTACATACTCATCAGTACATCTTGATTGCCATCATCATAAGGCGTATCATACATCATAAAATCTGTTGAGTGCATCAAACTATAATCGGTAATTTCATATGCAATCGGTGTTTTAGAACATGTCCACGTTCTTTTTCCATCTGTAACTTCATCAAGTGTACTTGATTGACCCTGTTGTACATGTTCATCATTTTTTGTAATCCAATGTTTAACGCCCTGAAAACCTACTGTCAAAGAAATGACAGCTACTATAATAAAGACAATAGCTTTGGGTGTGCCTAAAGTTGGAATCCATCTTGTGAAATGTTTATTTGTAATTTTGCCACCTTTTAAAGCATTATCCATTTTTATATTCTTTGATGTTGTTTCACTCTTATCTATATTTGTATGTTTCTTTTTTTTCGGTTTAATAGTAGAGGCTTTAACTTCGACAACAATCTGCGAAGCGAATTTTTTAGCATCCATTTGTGGAGCTTCTTTTGCAGCTTCCTGCAATACCCATACAAGAGCCGGAATCGGCAATACAGAGTAGAAACTTTTGTTTTCTTTTCGGAGCTGAATAATCTGATTTTCAATCGATTCTTTTCCACGTTTTAACCAAGATTTGATAGTGCTTGTCTTAGCATCCATAGCTTCAGACATTTCATCAATCGTCAATCCTTGGAAATAATACATAATCAAAGCTTCTTTCTGACTTTCAGGAAGCTTCTGCAAACAGTCGTTCAACCCTCTTTTTATTTCTTCTTTATTAGCGACAGCGTCCGGATTGAATTCCATGTTTTCATTTTCGATTGTTTCCTCGAAGGAATCTCTGAATTCTTCACTGGCATTATCCTCGTACAAATCGTGTATATGTCTTTTCGATATATTCTTGTATTCCTTAGAATCGAAGAAATCCAAGCAACGATTCTTTAAGCTTGTATAAAACCAAGGCGCAAAGGCGTCGTTATCCCTTAAAAGATCGATTTTTTTGAATGCATTTTGGAATGTATCCTGCGTGATTGTTTTTGCATTCTCCTTGAATCTTTCATCAGCTCCAAGGATGTAATAAGCCGATGCGTAGGCTTTTTTATTTAACTTTTCATAAATCTGAGCAATCGCAACTTCATCGTTTTGTCTTGCTCTTTGTACTAGACTCGGTTCGATATCTGGTAATTTTGGCATATTGACCCTCCCCAATATTATATATTAGAAATTATAAGACTTTTTATCGAGCTTTGAAAGATGCACTTTTGCAACATTGGTAAACAAATGGTACTAATAAACTAGATGCTTTTGCTTTTGCGACGTTTTGATTCTGCGAACACCATACCGGTTAAAGCCAATCCCACCATTGTTACAGCAGTATTTGTTTTGGTAGCAACACCTGTATTTACTGAATCTGATTTTTGTGTTTCTTCGTTCTTTTCAGCTTTTTTATCTGGTTCATTTAAGAACATATTTAATTGATGCATAACTTCATTGTATTCAGCTTTTGCATTCAACAGTTCTTCTTTTGCACTTAAATATTCGTTGTGCTTTTTTGCGTAGTTTTCTTTTGCGTTGTTTAACGATTGCTGAATTGTTTTGAGTTCATCAACAGAAACTGCCAGATTCGTTAATAAAGCACGAAGTTTTACATCTTCTACGTTACTTAAGTTCACCTTTGTCCCCTGTTCCATCACACTGTTTAATACGGTATTTACTTGTTCATATGGGCGTGTTTGCTCTTTCTTTTCAGCCAAAGAAACATTTAAAGCTTCAATTTCGGTTTGTAGGGATTTTATCTTTTCACTTGATGATGCCATTTTTGTTTTTAACTCATTGATTTGATTTTTTGTGGTTTTTATTTCAGCCTCCATTTCTGCAACAGCGTTCACACTTGCATTGTAGTCTGCTACAGCTGATTGTGCTTTGGCAACAGCTTTTTCCTTTCCATTGAGTACGTTTACAGCTGTTTCGAAAGCTTCACTTGCCTGATTCCTTTTCATTTGTGCTTTGTCCTGTTTAGCTTTCGCACTTTCAAAGTCTTTATCTGCTTTTTTAGAAGCATCTTTCAATTCAGTTTCCCTTGCTTTTGCAGCCTTTAAATCCTGTTGGGCATTTTTTAAGCTTTTCTGAGCTTTTAATTTGTTTGCATCCCAGTTTCCAATATCATCCTTTAATGTGTAAATCTTATTCTGAATGGTGTTTACAGTATTATTTGCGTTTTCAAGTTTCTTTTCAGCATCAGCTTTTACGTTTTCTTTTGTTTCCAGCTCCATTTTTGCAGATGCCAAAGATTGTCCAGCGTTGTTTAATTCGTCCTTTTTTTGATCTACAGATTCTTTAGCGTTTTGGACATTTGTTTGAGCTTTCGCAAGTGCATTATGCGTTTTGTCAGCTTTTGTTTCTAACTCTGCTTTTTCGTTTTTCAAAAGGAATAAATTGTTTTGTAGCTCAAGTAATTCATTGGTTTTAGAATTTAGCTGAGCTTTCGCTTTTATCAAAGCTGTATCATCTTTGGTATCAGATTCGTTTGCATTTTTAACGTTTGCTTTCAAAGCGTTATGTTCGGCTTCTACCGATTTCAAATTATCGTAATAGCTATTGAAAGATGTTTCAAACTCGTCCACAGACAGAATGACATCTTTTACAAATGAATTTGGTTCACAGAATTCCTGAGCATAGACACCATTTACCTTTTGCAATGCAAATCCAGTGATTGTATTCGCCGGATGTACGATATTCAAATAGTGTCCCACTTCTGAGAATTTGTGATTTCCAGCATCGTACTGTTTCTTTTCGTAGTCGTACCAGCCTCTAAACGGACTTGCTCCTGTTCCGGCTTCTCCGTATCCCCATGCAAGGTTTTCACAGGTTCCATATGCTGAGGAATGATTTCCTTCCACCTGTGCATAGTTGGCATTGACCTGAGCAATCGCCATCATGAACATGCTTACGCTCAATTCAGGCAATCCTTCTTTTTTACGAATTTCATTGCATTCTCGCAAATAAGGAATGGAAGCTTTCATATTTTCCAGACTTGTTGCATCTCCAGCCTGTCCCATATGTGTGTATCCTGCAACTTCGCCCTGATAGCTGTCGTCGACTTTGAACACGCTTAGAACATCTTCTGAACAGCCAAGCGATTCAAAGTATCCTTTACTTCCAGCTGTCAAACGGCTCAACTCTGTAGCATACTTGGATTCAAAGTCAGCAAGGTTCTTCTTTGCCTGTTCCAAAGGGCTGGAAGTGTTATTGTAGTCGTTCAAGGCTTTGTCGTAATCCGCTTGAGCTTTGTCAACTTCACTTTGAGCATTCGTAATCTGTGTGTTTAAAACTGAGATTTCATTATTCTTGGCTTCAATTTCTTTTTGATTTGTATCGTAGTCAGCTTGAGCTTTATTTAACGATTCCTGTGCATTCGCCAAGTTTGTTTTTGCTGTTTCTAATTCTCCAACAGCTAATTCATAATTTGTTTGTGCAGTCTGTTGAACGTTAACAGCTGCATCGTAAGCTGTTTGAGCCCGTGTCATTGCTTCTGACAACGCTGTTACATTATTTTGAGCTGTTGCCAAGTCAGCTTGAGCAGTTTCTAATTCCGCTCTTGCATTCTCAATACCGTTCTCATCTTCAAACTGATCAACAATGGCTTGCTTTTCAGCAACGATATTTTCCTTCGCTTTTGTATCTGATACAGCACTGTTATAGGCGTTTATTGTTTCTTTGCATGCAGTGCTCTTTGTTTCTGTATCTGCTTTCGCCTTTTCTAATTCACTATTCGCTGTGTTCATTGCGTCTTGAGCTGCGGATAGCACGCTTTCAGCATTTTCCTTTTCTTTCTTTGCATTTTCCAAAACAGAAGTTAAATCTGTAATATCACCCATAGAAGATAATCTATTCTGTAACTCAGTTAATTCTGATTTCTTAAGTTCCAAATCCTTTTGAGCTTGTTCAAGATTCATAGAGGCTTTTCCATTCAATGTTTTTTGCTCTTCTATATTTTTCTTGGATTCGTTGATTTGTTTTTCTAAATTCGCAATTTCGTCAAGAATAGGCTGAAATTCTTTCATGGCTTCGTCTAGCTTTTGATGATTTTGCAACACCATCTGATTACGACCGTCATATTCGTTTTGTACGGCTTCCACCTGCTTTAACGCTTCATTTTCCATGCTTTTTGCCGAAGCTTCTAAAGCCTCTTTTTTATCCACGTCTTTTTGAGCTGTTGTGATTTTCTGTTCCAATTGTTCCTTTGTACTTAATTCTTGCTTGTATCCTTCTTTTTCTGCATTTGATTCTGTTGCAAGAACCGGTATAACATTTACACCTATAGATTGTGTTGCAGTAAGCCCTGCAATGGCTGTCATTAAAATTCTCTGTGTGTTTTTCATAGTAGTTTTCCTTCTTAGTAATGAAGCTCCATCATTCCTTTAAAACTGAGCTTCTTTTTTCCTTTCACTATTACTAACGGATATACCTCTAAGAAAGTTGCAGAAAAAAGCAAAAAAAGACGAGACATTCACGCCTCGCCTTATTTTACTCTAAGATAATAAGCTTGCCAGCTTCTGTACAGCATCCGAAACAACACTCGTTTTTTGCTTTGGCTTTGTCAGATAACCACCTTCTTCCTGACTGACCGCCATAGAAGAACCTGTCTGAGCTGTGTCAAAATTCGGAAGATTCGGACATTGAGCAAACATTTCCTGATCATCGGTAATGCTTACTGTTTCAAAATTGTTGGAAATAATCGTTTCTAACAGACTGCATCCGTAGAACATATATTTCGTGTTAGTTGCATTAGCTACGTTCAGACCTGAAATATCAATAGTCTGTAACTGACGACAACCTGTAAACATTGTGTTCAAATCTTCAACAACGTTTCCGTTTACGAATGTACCATCAATCGTTTCCAGAGAACTGCATCCTGAGAACATACGTGAAAAATTCTTGGCGGAACTCAAATCCATTTCACCAATATGAAGCGTTCTTAGATTGCTACAGTTTTGGAACATCCCCGGCTGTCCATAAGAGGCAATAGTACTGTAAGGGGTGCTATCACCAAATTTAACGACTTTTGATGTGTCGAAGTTGCTTATATCAAACTCTGTAATAGCGTTCATTCCTGCAAACATACCAGTCATATCTGTTACATTGCTTGTGTTAAAACCAGATAAACCTTTAATGTTTGCCAGCTTTTCACACCCATCGAATAAGAATGACATGTTTGTTACTTTGGATGTGTCGATACCCGTTAAATCAACGGATTTAAGATTTCCACAAGTTCTAAACATGCTGTCCATACGTGTTATATTCTTTGCATTCCATTTTGAAGTATCAATGACTTCTACGGGAGTACCATAGAACATGTTGTTTATAGATGCCGCCTTTTCCATGTTGAAATGACTTACATCTGGAACTGACAACACACCGTCAAATAAGAACATAGAACCGAAATCGATTCCACTTTCTGTTGTAAACTTAGTGTTATCCCATTTGATTTCTTTTAGCTTTCGACAATTAAAAAACATATTATTAAAATTTCTAACATTACGCGTATCAAAGTTTGTTATGTCAATAGTTTGTAGTCCTCTGCATTCTGCAAACATTCCACCCATATCATCTGCACTTAATGTATTGAATGATGAAACATCCAAGGATTTTAGACTACCACATCCATAAAACATATTGAACAATGATTTAGCACTTTGTATATCAAAACCAGATACATCTATACTTGTTAAACTTCCACAGCTATACAAAAAGTTATTAAAGCTTTGCACCTTGCTAACATCAAAACTACTGAAATCAACATCTTTTAGATGGCTACAATTTGCAAACATAGTGCTCATATCCGTTACATTTGATGTATCAAACTGATTCATATTGAGCACATGTTCCAATGTGCTGTTTGAATACCATGCAGCGAACATAGAACTTAGATTGGTTGTTTTTGACGTATCAACATTTTTGAAGTCGACTGTCTTGAAATGCAAATCTTTTTTACATGCAGCAAGACCTCCAGTTGAAAACATACCACAGCATTCCTTAGGGAATTTGATTTTTAATCCTTTGACCTGACTGCTGACTTTCCAGACTTTTATTTCATCGTTGTTTTCGTCGATAGCTGTTTCGGACCATGCAACAACACCGCCGTCTTTTCCTTCAGAAACATCTGTTAAAACAGCATCTTCCGGAGCTTTTTCATCTGTAAACTCTATACGAACTGCATCTTCAGGGATGAGCTTGTTGAATTCAGTTCCTTTTAGCAGCTGAGGGTCAAGCTTCTGGTATTGTGCGTATAAGACCATGTCATGTGTCAGCAGTGGAATATTACCGCTCTTATCAACAACATGGCTTACATCGTCAGCGACAGAAAAGAATCTATCTCCGGTCCCATCTGGGTTTGTTGTCCAGTAACTTTTAGCTTCTGAAGTCTTATCCCAGTAATCAAAACGACTTACAGCCTTTGTGGGAAGCAACACTGTTCCGGAAATTGTAGTTTGAATTTGTCCAGCTTTTGAAACCCCGTATAAAACTTGGTTTTTATCTGTTCCTCCAAAATTACCACCGTTTGCGTCGAATGTAATTGTACGTGACGCATAGTATTGGCTTGGTTTATCTGTTGTAAGAACGATATTCAAAGAAGCAGAATCTCTGTCTTCTTCACCGTCATCCCAGACTTTCGTAATTGACATCGTTCCAGTTTCTGGAGCATTGTAAAGAACGAAAACTTTTCCATCAAGAACTTTTTCGTCTGTTCCAATTCCGTTTGCAATTACAGGTTCACCAGAGTCACCTTCTTTTACAGTGTTGATTTGGATCAGATATGACTTGTCATCCAGCTGATATCCAGAAGGAGCTGAAACCTCTCTTAACGTATACAATCCTTTCTCCAACCCTTTAAAAGATACTTTTCCGTTTTTATCTGAGAAACATTCCTTTTCAATTTTTGTTCCAAAATCGGATGTACCTGTCAGTATGTATTTTGCCTGAGACAATACAGAACTGTCCCAAGTAGATACGGTATAGAATGTGAAATCATGCAACGATTCTCCTGTAATAATATACTCACCATTGCTTTGAATAACATCAATTGTTGAAGCTTCATAAGGACGTTTCATTTTAATCGTTAAATCACCCTCGTCACCAATCGTAACCGAATACACATTCTGGTTCAAAACATACCCATCTGGAGCTTTTGTTTCTTTTAGTTCGTATGTTCCTTTTTCGATGTTCTTAAAAGAAACTGTACCATTCTCATTCGAAGAAAGGTATTGCGTTACAGGTGTTCCGTATTCGGACGTTCCTGACAACATGAACTGGGCTCCTTTTAATTTGATATATGTATTTGTTATGTCGGCTTTCTTGAATGTAACATTTGAATGGATACGAGGAGAGTTTTCAATCTGAATGTATTTGTTTGTGTAATCCTGCTCATCAATTTGTACGACACCGCTGTTGTCGATGTTGACGATATGTTCTGTTATATCCAGAACCCAGTCCTCTGTTACTTCCTGCTCTTGAAGAATATAGCTTCCCATTTCAATATCGTTGAAATACAGCTCTCCGTATTTATTGGTTTTGGCTGTTTCGTCATAAACTGTTCCATAATTTGATGTACCGTATAAATGGAATACGGCGTTTCTTACTTTCACGTTGCTTGATTCTGAACTGACCTTTCGAACACCAAAACTTCCTGATACAGCCAGTGAGATTTTTGTATAGTCGTTGTGAGCGATTAGCTTTTCTGAAGCACCTGTATTGGCATCTATAATCTGTGTAGAAATATAAACATTGTTATAAGCATATGGAAGAGAGCCATCTTCTTTCAAAACTGCTGAAGAAGGAGCTTTCATATACAGATAGGCAACGAAACTTTGGCTTTCTGATGTTTCATAATTTGAACCATCTTTCGCCTTTGAAATATCAATAGCAACCGCCCTAGCTTGACTTAAGTCTGTTTTTGATGTTACTTTCTGCCATACGGATGAATCCTGAACATCGTTGTTTTCTTCGATATTCAGATTTGGAATCGTACTGATATAGATAACAGGTTTAATTCCGGCTTCTTCGATTTGCTTTGTGTCGATACTTTGAAGAATTCCTCTCCAATCGGAACTCATAGCCCCTTCTGCTTTATTTCCAGTATAGTTTTCTAAAGAATCAAACAATACTGTATTTTTATTGTGTGTTCCTACAGTTCCTTGATAACGAATACTGTAAGAATAATTCCCGTTGATTTTTGTAGCTGAATTCTGTGAATACTCCTTATCTCTTTCTTCTTTGATTTTCCCATTCAGCCCTGAAGAAACAGACGTTAAAATCGTTGCGTTGAATTGATTTTCCGCAAAGATATAACGGGTATTCTTTCCTGTTTGTGTACCGTCAATGTCGATAGTATCAAGCCCTGCCATTAATTCAGCATCCTGAATTGCATGCGGATTTTTCTTTCCGTTTGCATCAATTGCACCGCCATTGTCCGTGAAACCTCCTGCTATAGTTTTATTTCCTGTTTTATAGGCAACAGGGTTGTAAACAGATTCCCCGTAATCATGAACGCTGTCCCAAGAATAAAGCGTATCATAACACAATTCATACGAATCTGCTTCCGACATAATCTTTACAATGAGCATTGTTCGCCCTGTTTTCTTATAGTTTGAAATTGTTTTTACGACATACTCAGATTTATTCAGAGTTTTTTTCTGAGTTCCATCTTTAACTTGAATGGATTCTTTGTCCAGAGTAGTACCCTTTGGAAGAAGATCAAAGAATGTTCCTGACGATTGAGGAACAGATGTTTCGTCATCGTTGGAAAGCATAGCCTTTTCATTCTGAGTGACAGTCCAGCTTAAACTGAATTGTTTTTTCTTGGCGTTGTTGGAAGAGCTTGATACTCTTTTTGACAAGCTTGATTCTCTTTTTGTTATTCTTGCAAAATCGCAGTCTGTTTCTGAAGTTTCGAATACAAGGTTTCCTTTACTGACTTTTCCGTCCCATGTGATAGGCGTTTTCTCAGCATTTGGAGAGTATACAAAACCTTGATTGGTATTGCATACTGCTATTTCATCCTGTCCTTTAACAAAATCCATAACTGTTTTAGAGTTTTTCAGTTTCACAAAAGGAACTGTATAGATCTCCGTGTAATAGTGGACATTTGACATCTTGACTGCATAAGCAACCAAGTCGGCGCCATCTTTGAATGTGATGGTTCCGTTTTCTACAGATGAAACATAATTTGAATCAAACCAGATATCTCCTGTTTTCAAATCGTGTGTAAGGAATAGTTTTTTCTCTGTATTTTTTCCAAACTGACCATAGAATTTTAAACTTTCTCCATCTTTGAATGTTACGTCGTTTGTTCCTTTGAATTTCTGAGCATCTTCATCGAATAAGGCATCTTTAAAAAACCATGAATAATCCATTTTATAGAAACAGAAGTCGTCTGAATCCAGATATCCTGTTCTTTTCTGCTCGTTTTCAGGACGTTCACCGTTTGTTAGAAAAACACCTTTGTTTGTAAATTCAAAGTCGACAGGTTTTTTACCGTATCCTTTTGGGTCTTTTCCTTTTTCATCATAGTTGTCATAATCGTATGTCCAAAGGTATGAATATCCAATAATCCATGATGCAAAATCAAACCCATCATATTCTGTCATCGTAACCGGTTCATCATCAAAACCGTTGAAAGAACTTAAATCAAAACGGCTGTATTTGCCAGCTCTGACGGTTCCGCTTGTAGCAAAGTGTGTTGCGTTTCTGAAAATATCATCATATGGGGATGAAGAACGATACGCACCATCACCTCTTTGATATGTGTTGAATTTTCCAAAAGGCGTTCCAAAAGAAGGAAGCTCCCATGTCCATGTTGTCTTTCCTGTTTTACTTGTTTTCTCTTTTGCGTCTATTGATGTCATGGTTGCTGTTATGTTGTTTGTAGCTTCCCATTTCGTAGCTTTGTTAAATTCACTTTTCTTGACGCATGTCAAAATATAGTCGTGTCGAATCCCTTTGTAAGACTGATTCTTGACTGTATTTGATTTTGACCATGAATTTCCTCCGAATTTATATCCAAGAACTTTCATGGCTCCTGTCATAGCCTCTGAAGAGCCCGTTACATTTGCATCCAGACTGAAATCATAGTACTGCGTAATAGCATCCGTATTGGAATCGACTCGCCATACAAGATAGAAATAATCTTCATCGTTTTCAGGCTTGATAGTATCTCCCCATAGATTTGATTTCCAGTCTTTATATTTTGTCGGATAGATGCATGAGATATATGACAATTTTGCGGATGTGTTGATTTTGAATCGGATATTCTGTGTGCTTGAAGTAGACGCAATCTTATCTCCATCTAAAATCTCTCCAGCACATGAAAAAGTGAATATATCATTTGAGTTATAGTCGATTATATTTCTGGTTGTTTTATAAGCCAGCTCGATATACCCATTATCTCCAGAATGCATTTCACGGAAGTTATAGATAACAATGCTGTCACCGTCCTCGTAGTAAGCGAACTTTGCATCAGCTGCAATCACATCTCCCTGCCCTGACTGATATTTTTCAACGTCGCTTTGAGACGGGATTGACAATTCATAGCTATCGGCATTCAAGCCATCTCTGGACTGTAAGATGTTTTTAGGAATCCTCATTCTTACAGAACCTTCTTTCGCTTTATCAGAACCGGACAAAGCGTAACTGATTCGGAAATTGAATCGATGCTGACTCAGATCATAAGAAGCAACATTCCATTTATAGATACCGTCATCTCCCTTGTCAGCCCCTTTAAAAAGCTGAGCTGCAAGCGTCTTAAAATGAATATCCAGTGTAGATGGTGCTTCTGCTGCCGTTTCGGCATTGGATTCATTAGCAATCGTATTGGGCAAATCGCTTATTCTTGTTTCGTTTTGTTCTGCTTTTTTTGCAGGTTTTGTTTTAACAAATAAAAATGGACTAAAAGAATCTGTTTTGAATTCTATATAAGATTGCAACCCATTCTTTTCTTCGTCCTTTCCTGTTTTATAATTGATTTTTTCAGGTTCATCCTTATCCTTGAAATGATACAAATCAAATCCATTCAGCTGATCTGTATCTTTCTCCGTATATATACGAACAGTAGTTTTGCCAATGTCTTTAGCATCTTCACCTGTTTCGTCTGTTACTCCGATATTGACTGGATGAGCAACATCCGCAACTTCGGAATTAGAGTTTTGAAGGAATTTGTTTAGTTTTTTCGTATAATCGTCGACATCCGTCTGTTCCATTTTTTTTACATAGGCATCATAGCCTGATGGAAAATCTTCGTTACGTTTGATTTCGACAATATAATGTTCATTACATTCGGGCTGTATCTTGTTATCGTACGTAAGTACGTTCAAAGCTTTCTTGGTCGGTTCTCCATTAGCTTTGACAATTGGCTTAGCATGAACAGTTACTGTTTTTGCCAAGTTTCCAACAGCCCATCCGTTATCAGTACCTGCTGCCATAAATAGAGCAGTACCAATTAGCACAGCTTTTTTTAGTTTGTGTTTGATTTGTGTTTTTTTAAGCATATCTGACATCCTTTTTATCGGCTATCCGCAATCTGAGGTTGAAAGCACTGCTTTCACCAGTACCAGTTTGAACTAATTTTCAATCTCTTCCTGTGGTTCATGCTTCCTTGACAGACATCTACATACGCTATATAAGCTGTATGCCTGAAGTTTCTGTCTCCACACGCGTTCGGCTTTTGCCTGTTCCGATGTGCCTCACCGTACATTTTTATAAGTTAATTGGCTTCGTTCAAAAGGCGAAGCCCTTCACGTTTGACATTCAAGGCTGCATTGACATCTCGATTATGCTCTGCACCACAGTGTGGGCACGTCCATTTTCGAATACTCAGATTTTTTAAATCTTCGTTCACACAGCCACAGACACTGCAAGTCTGTGAAGAGGCAAACCATCTGTCAATTTTTTGCAGACGTTTGCCACGCTCCGTCATCTTATAATCCAGCATCGTGGTAAACATACCCCATCCGTTATCGAGAGTAGCATTGCCATTGCCAAAGCCTTTATTTGCAATTGCCTTCATATCCAGATCTTCAATCAGAATGGCATCGTACTGATCTGCCAGCCTTGTACTCTCTTTATGAAGATAATCCAATCGCTGATTGGCAATATGTTCATGCAGGTTTCGAACCTTCTGAAGCTGCTTTAAATAGCTGTGGGATTTTGTTTCTCCTTTTTGAGAACCCACTTTATTTCTCAGCTTTCGCTGTTCCTTTTTCAACTTGGCTTGGCTGTCTCGAAACCATTTTGGCATGCCTGCCATATTACCATTGCTGTCTACATACAGTCCGTCCGACTTGTAATCCAGACCGAGAGCTTGGCTTTCACTCACGGATACAGGATGCACCGTCTTTTCGATACTGTATGTAATGGATACATAATACTTTCCATTCTGTCTGGATACGGTCGCATACTTGAAATCCGGATTGGAAAGAATCCGATTGTCTGAACATTGCATCCAACCAAGGCAGGGAAGCTTGACTTCACGATTCTCTGAATCATAGGCAATCTGACGCTTATTTGTTGTCGTATATGCCTGCCGATTCATTCGTTTGCTGTGAAACTTAGGAAAACCGGACTTCTTCTTGAAGAAACGATCGTAGGCTGTGTTCAGCTGACGGCAGGCATGTTTCAAAGCTTGCGAGTCTGCTTCTTTCATCCATGGAAGGTAGTTCTTCATAACAGGAAGAAGATTCTGCATCTCGTTGTAGGACAGATGTTCTTTCCGCCTTTCGTACACCTTCTGGTTTCGTGCAAGCATATGGTTATAGACAAAGCGGCAGGTTCCGAGTGTTTTGTCAATCTTTACCTTCTGCTCGTCGTTAGGATAGATTCGCATTTTCAGGGCTCGGATGATTTCCATGACTACCTGCCTCCTTTCTGCCTTTACGTCAAACTTCTATATATAGATTATACAATATTTACATTCAAAGGCTTGTGGTATCCGTATCCGCTTAGTGATTTCAAAGCAAAGAGTTTCTTTTTCTTACTTTTCAACCTCAAACTACGGATACCCTTCTTATCTTCATACAATTAGCCTTGCTACTTTTGAAAAGTAGCCAAACATCATTTTGGAGTCTATCGACTCCGATGAATAATAAAGCTCAACAAATACTCCAACCTGCCATTCGACACAAACTATAGGACAAGCACTATCTTAGAGTAGCGAAACTTTACCCTTTTGGCATGAATCTCTCGATAAAGGAAGCTTTTTCGATAGCACAAAAGAAAAAGGAGCTTTTGCTCCTTATTTCGTTTTACAACTTTCCTTACCACATCTTATCTGGCACATGGCAAAAACTTTGTCCCTTAGAAAAACAAGTGATTATCTGTTCTTCTTTTTGACAATTGCAAGTCCTACAAGACACATACCTGCAACAATCAGGACAACAGTCATAATAGAACCTGTGTTTGGCAAAGCACTTAACAGACCTAGTCTATAGTTCTTGATATTGACTTGTAATGCGTAGGAAGCTCCGTTTGATGTCGAGAATTTACCTGCATATTTGCTGTTTCCTATACTGGTTACAGATTCAGAAGCAACAACAGGTTCATCATCAATATAGATATTTAATTTATCTTTTGAGTCCATCGTTGCCTGAATTTTCCAGACTTTTTCACTTCCATCTTCGTTTGTTGGAAGTTTGTATCCTGAAGGGGCTTCGATTTCTTTCATATAGAATTCTGAAACCTTATCATTGAAAATGTTAGCAAAAGAGATTTCCCCTTTTGAGTTTGTCGTTCCTGTCGCAATTGGGGTATAACATCCACGTTCCATATACAACGTAAATTTTGCTCCAGCCAGAGACTGACCAGCATTATTTGTTTTGTGTACGGTGAACTTGAATGATTTTTGCGACTTTACAGGAATCGTATTGATGACCGTCATATCCATTTGACTCGAAGAAGCTCCATTAGTAACACTGACTTTATAATCCTGACCTAAATCCGTGTTTTTATCGTTGTTCCACACGAGCTCATTATTAATAAAGACTTTCTTTCCATCTTTATCTGTATGAATCATGACTTTATAAGTCATTGGTGCTCCATACTGGTTATAAGCAACCTGATATCCTTTTGGTACCTGTGTTTCTTTTACCCAGTATTCTTTATCGTTTTTTAACGTTTTTGTAAACAAGACGTTTCCATTTACATCCGATGTGGCTGTATCAATCGTTTCAGAAAAGTCTTTGTCACCGTAGATTGTGAACACAGCTCCTTTTAAAGCACGTCCTCCGATATCTGTTTTATGGATTCTCAGCTTTGTTGGAGAAAATTCATCTTCAAATGTAACCATCAGTTTATTACTTGTATCGTCTGCTGATTCTGAAACAGCATAGATTTTATTTGTATCTGTACCGCCTAAAACGTTCATATCCGATTTAGAAAAATCAATACTACCATCTGAATTAACAGTGAACTCAAGTTTGTTGGGATTTTTAGAATAGAGACTATTAGCAGGAGTATTTTCCTGAATAGTATGTCTTCCTTGAGTCAGATTCGTTATCTTCATGAATCCTTCTTTTTTCTCAGTATCATTTGTTGATGAATCTGATTTATATGTTAACGTCTCTGTTTTACCATTAGGCAGTGTGTGAATGAAAGTCGTTCCATCCAAATAGTTTCCTACTCCAGATGGTAGATTGTCATCATAAGTATCTAATGAGCCTGCTGAGATTTTTCTTATATAGAGACTTTTTGGAGTTTTGTAGGAGTTAGTAATATTTATTACAATATTTCTTAATAAATATTGATTATCAAACTCTAAAAAGCGCCCATCTTCAGATTGAATACCATTTCCCCGTATAAGAGCAGTACATGCAGATTTATATGTATACTCTTGCTTGTAAGAACTGTGGGAATCATATTCTGATGTATCTATTTTAGTTTTTTCATATGTTTGTGTAATGGTCCAAACCGCATCTTTTGTCGCATCAGAGAATGATTTTGGAAGCTTTATGTTTTTCGGAGCTTTTGTTTCTTTCATATAATATGTTTTACTTTCTCCTACAGTAAACACATCTTTAAACCTAGCAACTCCCTCTTTATCAGTGGTTGTAGAAGCAATGGATTTTGTGCAGGCTTCATCAGAATACAACGTAAATTCAACCCCTTTTAGTGGTTTATTGTCAGGACTTTGCTTTTGAATTACTAAGTCTGAATGTTTTCTTTGGTTTACAACCATTGAATGAATTGTATAATTTTCATTTTCATGTTGAGTATAATAAGCCCAGCTAAATCCGTCTCCTTTTGCAAAAACGGAATTTTCATCACCGACGTCAAAAAGATTTGCACTATCTTTGCCTGTCTTTGTTGTTATTCTTCCTTCATATCCTGATAAATTTAAGGGGCTGAAATCAGTCAAACTGTTTAATGAAAGTTCCTGTGTGTATTTTATGGTTTGGCCATTCCATTGGGCTTCAAGTTGTGTTGGCTTTTCATAATCATTAGGCAAATCTGAATCATCTTCACTTATATAATATGTTCCATTTTTTAAATCTTTAATATGAATTTTACCATCATCATCCGTTATATATGTCTTTTTAAAATAATTATATGATTTACCGTTTTCACTATATTCATCTTCAATTCCATATAATGTAAATTTTATTCCTGAAATAGCTTTTCCACTTCCTGCATCCAGTTTTTTTATTTCCCAGTCTTTAGGTGGATTATTGTAATTTGTTATTGGCACATTTAATGTGAATGATTTTGACAAGTCTCCAGAAAATGATGATTTCTTTTTTGATAACTCTTCCGCTGTTTGAGTTGTATCTAAAGTTTCCCAGATTTTATTTTTGCCATCACTACCGACGTATATTTCCATTCCTGATTTTATTGTTTTAGAACTTGTATCATATCCTTCACAGTCAGTATGTATTCTTGCAACAGGACGAATTGTTTTTTTATCGTATCGAATATAAGTAGATATACAATCTTCTGCCATATCAGAAGGGCAATTCAATTCAGTTAAATATACATCACTGTATTTATCTCTATCTATATTTTGAATGGTTAATTCTCCATTCGAATCCGTAGTATATCTTCCTATATAATATGGAACATCCCTTATATAATCACCATTATCCAAAAGAGTTGATTTTGTAAATCCCCCATAAACATCAAATGTAATATTAGACATTGGATTTCCAGCAGAATCTAATTTTTTTATTTTTAAATTATATGGATGATAAGAGTCTCTTATCCCCAAATACATTGTGTCGTCTACTATTTTAGCTGTTAAGCCATTTGTACTGTTGACTGTTGTCAAATTATTAAGAGGAGAAGTGCCGTCTGATAATTTTGATAATAATCTAATAGAACCATCCCTTTTTACTTCAAATTTAATTTCAGCTGGATTCAAGATGAATAATCCGTCACCTAAATTTTTTGTTGAATTACCCTCTTCATCTATTATATTTTCTCCAACCTTTACTTCTTTTAAAGTGTGAATTCCTACTGATAAATTTTTAAGTTCCATACATACATTATCTAACTGAGCACCATAAAAACCACCACCAGTATAAGGATTATCCCGCTTATATGTAATTATTTCAGTACTTCCATCAGGCTTTGTATGCCTAAATTGAGTCCCTTCTAAAAGAAATTTTCCTGAAAATCCTAAAAAATCATTAACCGAACCACCGAACTTAAATATCTTTAATTTACTAGGATATGAGCTGGCATCTATTATTGTTTTTGTTCCTGAATATGCCAATGCAGAAGAATCAGAATTGTTTTGTATTTGAATTAAATACGTATTTTCATCCAGCTTATAATCCTTACTAGGCGTTTGAGTCTCTTTAACTGTAACAGTACCTACTGTCAATACAGGATTACCTGAATCATCTGTTAAGAAAGCACTGTTTGCCTTTCCAGAAACCAAATGAGCACTATCTAAATAGATATCACCGTTGCTGTCTGATTTTAGATGCCATGTTAAAGGAGTTCCAGACAACTTTGATGAATCATTCGTAACAATACCCTTGTAAAATTTCACTTCAAACTGAGCGCCTGCTAAAGCGTTGTTTTTAGCATCTGTTTTATGAATCAGCAATGGCTTTTTTAGAATTTGAGGAGTTTCAGTAACATTGACATCTACAGATACCAAACCATTAACAGTTGCTGTATATACTTTAGGATTTAACTGATATCCGTCTGAAGCTTTTAACTCTTTAATATAATACTTAGAAGCTCCTGCGACACCAAAATAACCACTTACTCCATTAGGACCAGTCGTAATTGTTTGAACAAGCTTTGTACAACCTGAATCTGTATAAACTCCGTATTTAGCTCCATTTAATGAATATCCGGAATTGCCACTTGTAAGTTTTTCGTTATCTGATTTTTTGATAATACGAATTGCTCCACCTGGCTGTTCTGAAGACGAAACACTGGAAGTCTGTCCGATTGCGATTGTGACAGGTTTCACGTTTGTATCTAGATTATAACCTGCTGGAGGAGTGGTTTCTTTTACATAATATGTACCATTGTTCAACTCAATTGTATTTGAATTTCCATTTGCATCTGTTGATACCGAACCAACTTTCTTTGTACAGCCTGAATCAGAATAAATACTGTAAACAGCTCCAGCTAAAGTATATCCGGACTTGCCACTGACAAAAGAGGTATTGGCTGAACTTTTCTGAACTTTTAATTTTCCTTTTGGGTTGTAGACTCCATAAGCTAATGGCTGTTTTGCTTTCCAGACACCCTGCCAGTTGTATCCACCACCATTGATAGAAACAACATGTGCAACATATCCATATTGGATAGGATCTGGCTTGCTCATGATTTCATTCCAGTAACTCTGCCCCGCAATACGCCAGTGATAACCACCGACTGCAACTGACCCAACAGAATGTCCTGTATAAGCCATTGAAACTAAATCGTCGGTCCATGCAATAGAAGCACTGGTTCCTAAACGTCTTGTCAAGCAGTCGCCAGGTCCTCCGTATCCATAATAAAGAGCTTTTCGAAGATTTGAACTATTAACGATGTTATCTGGACCTGAACTGCCGTTAGAAGGTTCAGCTCCTAATCCGTCTGCACAAAATGATAGACAATTGTTAGAAAGTCTCCAGATACCATTCGAAATATATCCTCCGCCTTGCCAAGCCTGATGATAGCTGTGGTCGATTACAGAAAGATTCGCAGCAGAAACAGATTTTGTCTTAAACAAACGTGAAATAAAACTTTCCTGAACTTTGTTTGAGTTTTCTTTTGGATTTGACTGAATTGCTTTGTCGTATTTAGCTGCGTATTTATCAGCTTCTTTTTCATTTTCCTTGATTACATTTTTTGTACTGTTACGAGAAAGAATTACACAGTTATCGTACATCAGCATTTTTTCACTGTACTTCTTATAATAAGCGTCTGTAAGAAAATAATCGTCATCACAATACTTATCCAGCTTTGTTTCTTCAGCCTTTTTCTTTCTGGCTTCAATTTGGGTTTTGTCATCGTAAACCCCTGATTGATACGCTTTAATAATCAGTTTAGTTTCTTCACTAATATCTGTTACATTAAAATCAATGTTTAAATCTTTTAATCGAAAATCCTTTTCTTCGCTTTCTTTTACATTGCTTTCAGACACCTGCTCCGAATTTTCTTGAGCTGTTGCTGAGCTACCACTTTCGTTTTCTGCAGCATCCTTGCTTTCCTCGGCTGCGACAGCGTTTTCAGGCACAGTCACGTCCTCTGACGCATCCTGCGATTGAGTGTCTGCTGATTTCGCTGCTTCCTTGAAGATGATTTTATAATCTTTCACCGTATCTTTATCGAATTTGATGGTTTCTTCCCACGTGTTTTGACCGGAAACGTTTTCCACGTCATCTCCGTTACACGAAATCGTATCAATCGTGTTGTTTTCCTCGGGGTTTACTTGGATTTTTACTTCTTTTTCAGCAGGAACTGTCTGATATACTGTGGCTCCTTCTGTTACTTCATAATCTATATCATCAATCGTATATTCTACAGAACCTTTTCCAACTACCGTGATAGATAGATTATCTGAATCAGATCTGTTTTGGGCGTATACATATCGTCCACCTGTATACACAAGCATTCCACATAGGAATGTAATTAGTGTAGTGAACAGGATTTTTGTTGATTTCTTGTGTTTCTCCATAAAAAGAGGCTCCTTTCTACACTTGTCTTCGTACACAATAAGCCACTCTTTTTTGAGATAGTTCACAAAAGTGAACGATTATTTGAATGTGTCTATTTTGAAGCGAAAAAAAAGACCACGAATAATCGTGATCTTTAAGATTTTCGCAAGGATTTAATTCGCAATCCTCGCTCGATGACTACGCCTTCCAAATGCTCTGGCTCATTACCTGCATTTATCTGAGCTTTCATCTGCTTCATATCTTCCTCAAAATATGTTTCTTCATTCAACTTTAGCAAATGAGAAACATCTTCACCAGAATCTAACAACGCTCGGATGATTGCACGTTCTTGATCCGGTTCTAATTCAAGTTTTCTAGAAGCTGAGGATTCCACAGCAACTGTTGCTATTCCGGGAATCTTTTGAGTCAAGGTTTTTACAACCTCAATATTTTCAGCCAATTCCTCATCAGTAACATCCATTTCTGGAAAAGCATCGACAATAACCTGAGATAATTCTGCACGAGAATCATCTACTGTGGTTTTTGCCTGTTTTTGTTCAGGGGCAAACTCTTTTATCTTAGCCTGAACAAGTTTCTCCTTTTCGAGATATGAATCTCTTTCAGCTTCATTTTGGAATACGGCTTCTAAAGCACGTTTCTTGGTGAAGCTTGGAGAAGCTTTTTTTGATTCTTCATCAATTAGCTGGCAAAGACCAATGACTTTTACCAGATTTTCCGAAGACAATACAGAACCTGACATTAACGTTCACCTCCGTTTTCATTATGTTCACGTTTTGCAAGCATACGTTCTACGAATACAGCATTCATATCTGCCTGAATACTATTTAAAACGTATGTTGCCAACGAACATAATTCGAAGTAATTGAAGCTTACTTCAATCTTGCATAATGGCTTTGTTCCACCTTTTGCAAAGATGGCTCCGTTTGCCTGTTTCACACCTTCTGAAACGGTTGCAGTGAACACCCATTTACCAGGTGCAAACCCAGGACGTAACGCTAATCTTGTGGCTACATAAGGAACTGCCAATGGCATTCCGTTTACTTTGTAACGGTTTGCCTTGTCCGTACCTCCAACATTATCCCAGATAACAGGATAAGATTGCTGTTGAACAGCCTGTTGAGTCAAATTAAAAATCTGACCATTCAGGATTGTCTGCATTAGACCGGCAAGACGCGATGTGTCACCATAGATTTGTAAGAAATCTTGTTGTGTATTTTGTGGACCACTGTAAGTCCAGAAGTTCATGTGGAACTTAGATTCAAAACTGATTCTACGTCCCTCTTGACCTTCAATGACACGACCACTCGAATCCTTTGGCTTGTCATAGGCACTCAAATTGTATCCGTCTAGGATAAATTCAAATCCCTTTTTCAACTTAGATTGGTTGCCACCGTCTGTTTTCTTAGGCAACAGTTTTTCTGGGAAGAAATTAGGTTCCCATCGCTGAGAATCTTGATACTGTTGCATAGCGACCGCATGATTATAATCTTGGTAATATTCATTACCTTGATAATAACCATTCTGTTGCTCATATGCAGCAGGTTGTTGCTGATACGCCTGTTGCATAGGCTGTTGAGACTGATTTTGTGCAAAATAATTTGCATTTTGATCAATCGCTCCTTGTGGAGTACCGAAATACGATGACGCGTCGGTTGTTAACCCTGTTTGAGTATCATAATACTTCGTCCCTGTCTCGGCCATTTGACCGGTTTCGTAATTGAAACGAACCTGCTCGGCGATAGGCTGCTGCTGTTGCTGAGGTTGTGATTGCACTTGTTGTACAGGCTGTTGCCCGTAAACAGGTTGTACAGGAGCTTGCTGATATCCTCCTGTAGCAACACAAGCCTGTTGAGCCTGCGATTGCTGTTGTACTGGAATATTTAATTTAAATCCTCCAGTATTTGTTGCTCCTTGAGAAGCTTGGTTCCCTCCTTGTTGAGGGTAATTCGAAAATTGTGCCATATTGTTTCCTTTCTAGACGCTTTCAACAGAAGAGGCGCCTCTATACAATGACACCTACAATAAGCCTCACAACCCCTAAAAAATCCAATTCCTCTTTGGCTGCGATATTTCAGATGTTCACATGTTATTCGCTTCCTACAATGTTTTGTCGTCTTTTTCTATACATTTATTATACATTACTTAGCCTTTTAATTCACTTCGTTACAATAGTAATTTCACAAAAAAAAGAGACACGGACGTGCCTCATTTCTTATGTTAATATGTTCTGCGAGATGGTCGAGATGCTCTTTGAGCACGAACATTTGCTACTCGAGCTGGACGAGATGAAGCTCTTGCTCTTTTATAAGCCCCTACATCTCCTGGATGAGAATAATTGTCTCCACTTGAAATAAATCCACCAGAATTCGTAAAACGAGCTGGCTGTGCATGGGAAGTCTGTCTTTCATACGGACGAACACCCATTCCATCACTCTGAATATCTTCTGCAACAGATTGATTCTGTACAGATTCTTCCGACTCAATAATTTCTTCCTGAACAGGTTCTTCGGCAACAACCTCTGGTTCTTCGAATGTTTCGGGTCTGAATTCTTGAATCTGTTCTGCTTCAAACGGAATCTCACCCATAGAAGAAACCTCTTCCGCAACTTCCGCCTCTTTTAATGTTGGTCCTTCGACTACTGAAACAGGTTCTGGCTCTGGTCTTGTAATAACTGGTTTTGGTTCGACTGGATCGGCTACAACAGGCTGTGGTTTTACAGGCTCTGCAACAACAGGCTCAGGATTGATTTGCTGTTTTGCTTTTTCTTTTTCTAAACGCTGTTGTTCTTCCATATGTCTTTGGAACTTTGTCTTATATTCGTTTGCTTCACTCTTTTTGATAGGCTTTGCTGTTGCTTCAATTGTTTTTACAAGAAGCTTGCTGTTACGGATTTCTTCATCCATTTGAGCTTCTCGGATTTTTTCTTCTTCCAATTGTTTTTGGTGAAATTTCTCAGATATGTACGGAACTTTTTTTGTACGCACATGAGGTTTTGGAGGCTCCTTTTGTTCTTGGTTAGCTTTCGGTTTGTCGACAGGAACTTTTGACTTTTCATTTGTATTTTTAATAGGTTTGTTTGCTGGCTTTGGTGTTGTTTTTACCGCCGGCTTTTTTGCCTGAGGTTTTGTCTGCTGTTTTGACTGTTTCTGCGACTTTAACTGAGGCTGTGATTGCGGTTTGCTTTCAGGATGCTTTTTGTGTTCTTCTGGTTTTGCATCTTCTTTTTTTACTTGCTCTACAGGTTTCGGTTCTTCTGTTTTTGTTTCCTGAGGTTTTTCTGAATCTTTATGTTCTAGTTCAGGTTTAACAGCAGGAACTTCAACAGGCTCTTTTTTTACCTCGAAATTTTGTCCGTTATCTGATGTTTTAGCTTTGTTTTGCTCCATTTCCTTGTGAATAACAGGAACTTCTAAGTTTGAAAGCTTTGTATTCAAGCGGTCAACACCAGCTCTCAAAGCCTTTAAAACAGCCATTTGGTCATCTTCGATATGTTTTGTCGAAGCGATGTTTCTTGCATCCATTTTTTCAGACATCTCGTTCAGCTTAGGAATGATATCCTCTACATCCTTATGCTGGCATAAGACATCCTGTGATGTTGTCAGAACTGCTAATGATGCTTCCAGTTTTCCAAAAGAAGCCAGCACCTTTCCCATGTTTTCTCCCTGACGATTTTTAACTGAGAATACAAGTTCTTTCGTTTCCTTGTCCATTTTTTCAAGAGTGTCAGCAAGTGCTTTGTGTTGCTCTTCATTTGTTTTTTTAATTTTGCCGATTTCTTCATCAACTGATTTATTCACGGTAGCCCCGAGTACATTAGCATAATGATCAATGCTTTCTTTTGATTGTGCTTCAAGTTTATATTGAGACTCTTCTTGAAGATTTGTCAGAGAATCCATTTTATCCATTAGCTCCTGATTCTTATTGAAGAATGCTTCGGTCATTTTCTGAATGCTTTCAGAAATGACAGATACTTCAGCCTTGACTCCTTGGATTTCAGCTTTGATGTTTTCACGGAATTCAAGTTCTTCCTGATACGCTGATTCTTCATCGAATTCTTCAGGTTGTTCTACAGAGAATGTTTTTCGTCCAAGCTCTGCATTATTTTCTTCATCTTCCATATCTTTATAACGGTCATATCGTTCCTTGTTTGGAACATATTTGAAATCAACGCCTTCGGTATATGCACCACGGTTCATCTTGTCTTCATCGGATTCGATTTGCCAGTCACGTTTTTCATGTCTTTTTGCATGTGCCTGTGCCGATTTTTCGATGATATAGTTGTTTTCATGTCTTTCAGCAATTTCAGGCTCTTCATCAATGATTTCTTCTTCTGAGCTTTCTTCGTTCTCTGGAATTTCTTCATCTTCGAATGGCTCGTTGTCACTCTCGTCGTCGCCTTCACCTGACTCCTCTTCTGATTGCTGATCAAATTCTTCGTCTGAATCTGACTCCGATTCGTTTGCGGTATCCTCTTCAGGGTATTCTTCGTATTCTGCTCTGTGCTTTCTTGATTTTTTAATAGCTACAATAATTACGATAACTAGAATAAGCAGAACAGCTACAGCTCCAATAAGAATGTAGTAAAGCATGTCAGATTGCATAATTGTGTTTAAATCCATTTTACTATATACCTCCTTGTAAAAGTACATACAATTAGCCATGATCTTTTAGCTGAAACCAGTTATTTGAACGAAAACGGACAAATTTTCGACCTCACAAAAACTCAAAAAACAACCGAAAAACACCAAAATCACTACAAAAACGCCCTCTTTTCGTTCTTATGCCGGCGTAAGAACTATATTTTGAACGCTTATGCCGGCGTAAGGAGCCTCTGCTCCTTTTACCTTTTTAGCACAAAAAAAACACCCTTTATTCCAATGTCATTAAGTTAAGAAATGACGAACCATCCAGATACTATTTTCTGGATGGTATTTTTATTTGAAGGCACGACGAAAATTGTAGTATTGCTACTACATTTTAAAAAATATATAATATTAGTTGTTAATCATATCGATAGTTAAAAG